TCTCTTGATAATAGAATATCATCACTCGAAGGAAATCTCATGGTCACTTCAACGACTGGTATTACTGGGTTTACCACAGGTGATATACTCTATGCATCCGGAACAAACACACTGACAAGATTACCAAAAGGGGCAGCTGGGCAATTTTTAGCCATAAATAGTTCTGGTATACCCGATTGGGTCAATGGACCTGGTGCGTCTACGCAGTTCATCACAGAATCTTATACGTCCATCAGGGAGGCTAGACTTGGGTTTCATAACACAAATCCACAACATATGATATCGTTCGGTACGAGCTATTATGATGAAAACACAGGCGATGCATCTGGAAATTTAGTTATAAATGGAAACGTATACGCCGAATTTTACTACGGGGATGGTGTCGGACTCACAAACGTCAACATGTCCCAAACATCCGATGCGAGAGCAAAATCAAACACAGAGATCATCGTGAATTCCCTAGACACACTTTCTAAACTTAAACCGGTCGTGTACGACAAAGACGGTCTAGAAGAATCTGGTTTCATAGCACAAGACATCTATTACGATGCCCCTGAATTGAGACACCTCGTACAACTCGGAAAGGATGCAAATCCAAATGAAACAAAGAATGAACCCAATTACGAAGATTGGGGTGAAGAACACGCAAAACTCGATTACGTGGGTCTCATCGCATACACGGTCGCGGCTATAAACGAACTACGAGAAATGGTCGAAGATCTCGAAAACGCTTAAATTTTTCTTTTTACCATGCTCATAGAATGAGGCTGGTAAAATGAAATGCATTTACTTTTTAATAGAATCCATGGCCGCGAGTGCTAGAACGCCGGCAATAAAGAATAGGACAACATAGTTTGTCTCTGTGTCTTCCACTCGAGACCCACGGGGTGGTCTCTGAGACGGAGCACGCATCTGAGGAACACGCACTGGCGGTTCTTCATCGATGGGACAGTACCCTATCATTTATACTCTAGGTTTACAAATTTATTTCAACCGACTTCTTCTTTCGCCCCCGTTTACCCTTCGCACCCGCGGAGACTTTCACTTCCTTCACATCACTCTCATCTTCGTCGACGCCCTCTGAAGCCTCGACTATATCGGAGATGGCGTCATCATCGTCGTCATCTTGATCGACGTTTGGAATTGCTTCTGGTGCAGTCGTAGACATGGGTGGCGCCGGAGGCATCATGATGTTACCCATCAAACTGGAGATATCCACACCGGGACCCTTCATTTCGTATCGGTCGCCGGACGTAGATGGCTCGGCGCTCCTGGGTGTCGTATTCTTTACAGCGTCAACCATGTTCTGAACCAACGCTGGGTTTTGCTTGAGAATATCATTCATGTTAGGCATCACTGATTTGAACATACTGTTCGTCAAGTGGAACATCATTGCAGAACCACCGAGCATCATGATGAGCTTGACTTCTGGTGCTACGTGCATCTTTGTTCGGTATTTCACATACAGTTCTTCGAACACTTCATCGTAATCGTCCACATTCTCCATGACATTCTCGGACCAACCTTCCAGTTGAATTTCAAATGGATTATACTTTTTGTTAATAAACTCGAGACCCGTGACACACGCGATCAACATTCTCCGGCTAAATTTGATGGATTTATCTACGTCTATGCTGTATGTGATTCGCTTAACTTCCGTTCTGAGATCATCGATATTCGAATATACATTCAAACGCTTGTTCACGGTGAAACCCTTCTTTTCGAGGCGACCCAATTTATTCACCAAATCCGCCTTCTCTTCGTCTATAGACTTATACCCAGGCGATGGTCGTTCCTCTTCGGGTTGCATGGAGTAATCACCTTGCATATATGGTTGCTCTTCATCGTCTTGATCGTATTCATCATATTCAATGGGTTCATCCTGATATGGTGGTGGCGCGGCTTGTTTCGTTGGATTCGCAAAAGCATCTATATCTTCCTGAATATCAGCCTGCATCGGTTGGCGGGGAGCTGGTTTATAGACAGTAGGTCTCGGAATACTTCGCGCAGAGCGTGGACGAGGAACTTCGATCTCGATCTCATCCATGATTGCTTGTTCGTTATCGTCAAGCTTCATGATGTTCCCATGACTCCGATTGAGCACGATTTCTCCGTCCATTACTCTGTACTTTGAAACTATTCCAAATTCTTTAACGCACTTTATAATATAAAAAATATTGATTACATAATAATGAACTTCAACGCCACCAATCGCAATACACTCACAGCCATCGCTGTCGTATTTTGCACGTTGTCCGTCTTGATGTCTTTGAGACCAAGAAACAATAAAAGCTATTACCAGCCCAGACCAATCAATGTCGAGACCGATGTATCCGAGGAAGGATCGCTTTTTGACTTGGAACACAAAATTGAATGTGTCCCGGGTTCTGCGCAGTCCGCTTACTACACGAAGTCTTTGACTCCAGGTGGGATATGTGGCGACCAAGAATTTATCAAGAAGCGCGCCGATGCGAAAATCATCGGTGGAATAGGTGGATCTTTAATCTAAGGTATAATTAATGAACACGGTGAACGCGACGCGTCCAGCCTTACCAGATTTTGATTATGAATATCACACTATCAGCATCGATACGATCGGTCAAGATAGCAAAAATACATTCACAGTTCATCTGACGCAACCAATCGAAAACATAGTTCAAGCTCGACTCACCGCAGCGAGAATTGATGCCGCGAATTCGAATGTGTGCCACATTTCAGTCGATGAATTGAATACGAATTATTCGCAAAGAACATCCAACACGTACGGTGGTCAATCGTCGATGACGCAGCTTAACCGTGGTTTCGGTACCATCATTCAGGCTGGAACGAACCCAATTATTTTTAGAGATGATTACGACGTCGATACGCAGTACATGACCCCGATTAGAAAAATTGACCGACTCACGTGCACATTGAGAAATGAGAACGGGAATACCATCACGAATGGCGCGGACAACTTTTTAATTTTCAAATTTGTTTGTAAAAACAAAAATCTACCATTCGCCGAATCAGGGCGCTAGACACATATATTTTTTACCTTTCGTTATATTATAAATGTCGACGGGAGTCGTGCAATTAATCGCAATTGGCGCTCAAGATCAACACATTATGGGTGAGCCAGAGATATCATTCTTCTCATCGACATTTAAACGACATTCAAATTTTTCACAATCAGTTGAAAAACAACTAATGCGCGGAAACATCGCGAACGGGTCCATGACATCTGTGAAATTTGAAAAAACAGGGGATTTACTTGGGTATGTATACATCGCAGCAGATGATAATACTAAAGCAGTAGACCCATCGGATTGGACTCAAATTATAGACAAAGTTGAGCTTTACATCGGAGGTCATCTAATAGATTCGCACGATTCAATATTTAGTGAAAAAATTGCGGTGGATACATTTGCTCAAAATGTATCTAAGAGTTCAAATGGTGCACACCCAGGTATAAACTCTAAATCGTACTTTTATCCGTTACGTTTCTTTTTCTGTGAAGGTCCTCAGTCAGCTCTACCACTCATCGCATTAAATTATCACGAAGTAGAATTAAGATTTCACTGGGGTGTAAATACTGGAAACTACAATTACGAAGTGTACGCCAATTATTATTACCTAGATAACGAAGAAAGAGGAAATATCGTGTCGAGAAATCAAGAAATGCTCATCACACAGGTTCAAAAAAATATACCATCCGGTGAACTCATACAGGATCTCACATTCAACCACCCAGTAAAATACATCGCATGCGCAGACACGACTTCGAATGGAGCACTAACGTCTGTATCAAATAAAGTAAAACTCAATATAAACGGGTTGGATATTGGTAATCATAAATGGGCTAGAACCCACTATATAGATGTGATGGCATATTACCATACAAATTATGTGACTTCCCCCGATTTCTTTTTGTATTGTTTCTGTTTATTGACAAGTTCTTTACAGCCCACGGGTACACTTAATTTCAGCAGACTTGATTCCGCCAAAATTATAAGTGAAAGTCAGAACATAACTGATACTATATACGCAGTCAATTATAACATTTTGAGAGTTGAAAACGGTATGGCCGGTTTAGTATACGCGAATTAAAATACAATTGTATATTAAATGGTGAAGAATTCGGGTATAAACCAGCCTACCGATATGGTAAGACTCGGAAGATATACAGATTGCGAACAGCCTAAAAACTCCATTGTGTTTAATGCAAGCGACGACAAAATTCGTGATATAAAACACAGCGGATTATACATAAGTCCATTACGTAATGCAAACGCGTCGAACTTACTTGCGTATGATTCGATCACGAAAGAAGTTGTAGACATAGGTGGAATGCAACTAAAACTCGCAGATTTACAAGTTAAAAATCTTGAAGTGGTGAATATGAAAGTTGTTAATGAAGAACATGTGTATACACCTATTCTAACAATAGGCGAGGGATGTTCTAAAAATGAAAATGTTGGTTTGGATATTCACGGAATAAAAATCATCAACGACAAATCTACTAACACATTGAGAGTAAATGAAAATACAGTATTTAATGGGACGATCGAGGCTTCGAAATTCGTTGGTGATGGTGGTCTACTTTCGAATGTACAATATGACTTGAACGTAGACATAGGTGAAGTGGTAGAGAATTTACATGTTTGCCGTGAATTAAAAGGAGATGGTGGGCTTTTATCAAACATTACTGTGGATCAAATAAGTAATTTTAATGGGTATTCTCCAAATTTTACCGAGATTAACGCGAGTAAAGATATACACGTGGGGCGATCGGTATACATTAACAATAGAATTCACACAAAAGGTAATATAAATTCTGATGGAAACGTGGTAGCCAAATCATTTTACGGCGACGGTACGACTTTAAGTGGTGTATGCACGAATGTCGATCTATCGCAAACAAATGCACGCGTGTTGGAACTCGAAAATCAAACGGCGAGATTTGAACCACTCGAGACATCGAAATCCAAGATAGAAAAAGATGTCGTAGACACGAGAACTGGGTTGGAAAATGGATTATTGAGAATTGAGCCACTCGAAATTGCAACTACTTCACTCGATGAGAGACTAACACACACCGAACCAATCTTAAAAAATATTCAATCTCAAGTTCCAAGAATATATACTTGCGAAAAAAGGATATCATCATTAGAAAACGACGCATCCATATTACCCGAGATACACACATTAAGGGTTGATGTTAATAAAATAAATGATCAAATACCTATAATACATGAAACTAAAAAGATTGTACCCGTTGTGGAATCTAATAAATCGAGATTGGGTTTAATTGAATCTAAAATAACGCGTTTAAGTGAACTTGACCCAATAAAAGAAACGCTCGGTAAATTCGAATACGTATACGAGAAATTAGATCAGATTTCCCCAATAGAAGACCGGGTCGATGCATGTGAGGTGTCTATAGAAAATGTACACGTCGAAATGAGCGATCTACCGATTATACGTGATCGCGTTTCATCGCTAGAAAATGCACCTCTCGCGGGCGATGGTTCATTAATATCGAATATATCACTATCTCACGTATTATCATGCTGCAACACCACGGACATTCCAATCATAACCAACGAAAATCTAACCGCATCCAGAATATTTACGATGGGTAAACCTGTGTTAACTTCAAGACTTGGTGAAATAAAATCACTGGCCATAGATTCTCTCGCGGAAATAAACGGATACACAAAAGCAAATAATGGTACCACGGCGGGTAACACCGGTGGAATTGCATTTAGAACAAAGGGTCTCGACGGAAATATGAATGTAAATATGACTTTAGATGGAAATGGTAAACTGGCCATAGGTACACATAAAAGTCACCCATCAGCTCTATTGACATTAGAATCTACCACGAGTGGTGTTCTATTACCTCGGATGACTCATTTACAAATGAAAAAAATAAAGAATCCTGAAATAGGCTTACTTATATATAATATAGAGGACGATACACTCTTCATACACAAGAAAACTGGATGGACAGCTATGTGTTAAAATAAAATAAGCTCTAATATAAATGGTGAAGAACCTTAATACTATAGATAGGTCCGAGAGGATCAGGATAGGTAAGCACGTTCCCGACGAACAAGCTGTAAACACCATAATAATTAACGCATCATCCGATGTGATTCAAGCACCACAGGGAGGTTTGTACGTATCACCGATTCGTACAAATGAATCAATTGCATCAAATACGTTATGTTATGATATCACGACTAAAGAGATCGTAGATAGCGGAAAAACCATAGACTTGCAGGGCGTAACTCAAACGGGTAACGTCACGTCTGAAACGTTACAATTTACAAATAATACGACTGCGTTTGTCACCACATCGAATGTCGGTATATCAAATGTAAATCCTAACCATGAACTCTCTGTTGGTGGGGATGTTTATATAGAAGGTAATCTCACCGTAATTGGGCAGACAACTGCAATTTCATCTGAAAATTTGCGCGTGAAAGATGCGATTATAGAACTCGGTGAAAATAACACAGATGGTGATTTTATTTTTGATTTGGGTCTCGTGATGACGAGACCGGGTTCAAATGTCACGGCCTCGTATATAGAAAGTAGTAATGAGTACATAATAGGTTACACACAGAATTCGGCATCGGATACATACATCACACCGGACACATCAAATTTGATACAGATGCGGGTGTACGGTGACGTGACCGCGAATAGCTTCGTTGGCGATGGCTCTCTTCTAACAAATGTCGTTCAAGACACCGACCTCACGGCAAACTTGACGGTCATACGAAATGAGATGACTGCGAATACACTAAGCCTTCGTGACGATTTACAGTCAAATGCAACAATTTTGAGAGATGAGATGTCGGCTAACACGATAACGATTCGAGGTGAAATGGCGTCAAACACATTGACTCTCCGAGATGATTTACAGTCAAATGCGAGTATTTTGAGAGACGAGATGAGTGCAAATACCGTGACTCTTCGAGGTGACTTACAATCAAACCTCTCGATCATTCATGGCGAGATGGCTGCAAACACACTGTCATTGAGATCCGATTTGCAATCGAATGCAAACATCTTAAGAGATGAGATGAGCGCGAACACCGTGACTCTTCGAGGTGATTTACAATCAAACCTCACGATCATTCGTGGTGAGATGGCTGCAAACACACTGTCATTGAGATCCGATTTGCAATCGAACGTTACCGAGGTGAAAAACACACTCAGAGGTGAGATGGCTGCAAATACAATCACATTGCGAGGGGAAATGGCCGCGAACACGGTCACACTACGGGGGGAAATGGCTGCGAACACGGTTACACTCCGCGGCGATTTACAATCGAACGCGAATATTTTGAGAAGTGAAATGGCTGCAAATACCGTCACATTACTAAACGAAATCGCACTCAAATCAAACATAGAAAGCCCGGTGTTTACTGGAATAATCACCGGTGATGGCGGTGCTATATCGAATATTTCCCTTCAGCACGTGACCGAATACGGTAATTCTACCGACCAGACGATAACAATGTCTAACACACTTTCGATGGTGACGAGTGGTAACGTTGGTGTAAATACACCCACGCCTCAACGAATGCTTCACGTCGCGGGTGATATCCTCGCGGACGACGACATCATAGGTGTCGATTTCTATGGGGATGATGCTACGTTTACCGGTGGTCTCACGGTTTCCAAGGACACACTCATTTATGGAAACCTGGAAGTTCGCGGAAACACGACGTATCTCTCCACACAGAATTTGCTCGTAGAAGATCCCATATTGGCTTTGGGTGCAAACAATACGAGTTCGTCGCTGGATACAGGTCTCATTGTTTTAGTATATCAAGGTGATTCGAACGTAGCGTTTGGTTACAGGGGTGCGAGTAACGAGTTCATTATAAGTCATACATTGAGTTCACCGGATGATTCAGAGTTGATACCAGATACATCTAATGTGATTAATGTACACGTGTACGGTGACGTCACAGCAGATTCATTCGTTGGTGATGGTGGTCTTTTATCTAACATCGCGAGTAATCTTCACCAAATAGCTTTGAATGGAAATACTACTTCCGAAACAATTATTTTAGACGGGGGTGTAACCGGTCTCAGTGTCACTAATAACGTATTGGTCGGCGGAAACGTGACTGCATTAAGTTTTGCCGGTGATGGTGGACTTTTGTCTAACATCGCGAGTAATCTACAACAGATCGCTTTGAATGGTAATGTGACGACCGAGACACTCTATTTTCAACAAGAAATCACCGGTATAGATGTATCGAATAATGTTCTCGTGGGTGGAAACGTGACCGCGTCAAACTTTATTGGTGATGGTGGTCTTTTGTCTAACATCGCATCCAATCTTCAACAAATTGCACTCAATGGAAATGTAACAACCGAAACTTTATACTTGAATAATCCCGTGACCGGACTCGAGGTATTATCTAATGTTCTCGTCGGTGGAAATGTCACCGCGGATGTATTCAGAGGTGATGGTGGACTTTTGTCTAACATCGCGGCAACTTTACAAGAAGTGTCGGATAATGGAAATGTAACGTCCAACACTCTCCAATTTACAAATCCAACAACGGCATTTGTGACTAATCTCACATCTAATGTGGGTGTTAATATTGCTCAATTAAACGACGTGACGTTGGCGACACCCATCAATGAGGATATACTCGTGTACGACGGTACGAATTGGGTCAATCAAAAGCAAAATCATTTATTCCTGAACGCGAGAGCCGATGGACAAAATATATTAAAAGGTGAGGTTGTGTGTGCGACGGGAACAACTGGAAACAATACATTTAACGTCGTTCGAGCGGATGCTCGCGACCCCACAAAAATGCCAGCGATTGGTATTGCATACCAAAATATAAATTCTGGCGACTCGGGTCTCATTGTGACATTTGGGCGGGCAGATGGTATCGCGGCACCAAATTTTATAGAAGGTGAAACGGTCTATGTGAGTAACACAGTGCCGGGTGGTCTTTCTAACGTGGTTCCACACGGTGAAATAAACGGTGTCCCCAACCTCATTCAAAACGTTGGTCTCGTGGTGAAGTCGCATCAAACACAAGGTATTGTCTCCGTAACTGGCGTTGGTCGTACAAATGCGATTCCAAACGCGAATGTTATCACACAAACACCTGCGTATGTGTATACAGATGGTAATACTAATACGAACACACTACACAAGATTGATCCGGTGAACCTTCTCACGAAATTACAAACCCTCGAACAAGTCGTCAATACCGGGAACACTGTATCAAATTCAATCGAAATCACTGGAAATCTCGTCGTTTCACAAAACGTAAACATAGGTGGAATAAGTGTGAACCATTTCCCAATCGTTGGAACCGATGGTTATCTCAAAGCGTCTACCATAAGCATCGCGAATGGTTCGACTGTGATCGCATCAGATTTACAAGTCACGGGAGACATAATCGCAACTGGTAACTCATACGTGATAGAATCGAATTCAGTGGTGATAGAAGACAGGGTGTTTGGTATCGCAAACAATAACGTCTCTCATACGTTGGATGTCGGTATAATCATGGGACACCCCGGTAAAAATATCGGACTCATTCACCACGGAGAAGATGGTGACCCACACGAACACGAATTTACGATCGGATATACACAAAATACAGTCACAGATAATAGTATCACGGATGACACGAGTAACGCCATCACAGTTCGGGTGTTGGGTAACCTCATCACACAAAACAATCTGACCGTCGATAGCGGTGGAAGTTATTTTGGGGACGGTACGACACTCACGGGTGTGGCACTCGAAACAGATCTCGCGTCGAATGCCTCGAGAGTGAGTGTTTTGGAGACGGATTTGGCGTCGAATGCGTCGAGAGTTGGCGTTTTGGAGACGGATTTGGCGTCGAATGTGAGTAGAATTAGTGTTTTAGAGCAACGAGATCTCGATGATATAGTTAACATAGGAAATTCGACATCCAACACAATACTACTGACAAACACAGATGTTGGTCTCGTAGCGACGGGGAACATTCAAGCGAATTATTTCATAGGTGATGGATCAAATCTCACTGGGATTGCGACCACTCTTCAATCTGTGTCTGATTTCGGTAACACGACATCAAACACAATACTACTGACAAACACAGATGTTGGTCTCGTGGCGACGGGGAACATTCAAGCGAATTATTTCATAGGTGATGGCTCAAATCTCACTGGGATTGCGACCACTCTTCAATCTGTGTCGGATTTCGGTAACACCACGTCCAATACCATACAGTTTACAAATACGGATACATCACTCATTACACTGGGTTCTGTGGGTATAGCAAATACAAATCCCACCTGTGATTTGGCGATCGGTTCAAACGTGTGTTTCGATGACACGAGTTCAAATATATTGACCATCGATGGTAATATTTTAGCGCACCGAATCACACTCGATAGTATTCAAATTGCATCTATATACGCACTCGAATACGTGACACAAACCGGTAATACTACATCAAACACGATTGAATTTACAAATGAGTCAACCGGTCTTGTCACGAGTGCAAATGTTGGTGTGGCAAATGCAAATCCCATACACACACTCGATGTGGGTTCAAACTTGTGGGTCGATGATGTGGGGTCAAATGTCTTATATGTCGATGGGAACGTCTACGTGGCTGGAGCGCAGCTCACGACCGATGGCAAAGTTGGTATATCTAACACAAATCCACAACACGATTTAAGCGTAGCGTCCAATTTGTATGTGGAAGACGCGGGTTCAAACGTGCTCGTAGTGAACGGGAATGCATCCATAGGCACGACACTCACACTCGGAGCAATCGAAATTACATCTGCATATACACTCGAAGAAGTCACTGGACAAGGAAACGTCACATCAAACACAATACTACTGACAAACACAGATGTTGGTCTCGTGGCGACGGGGAACATTCAAGCGAATTATTTCATAGGTGATGGCTCAAATCTCACTGGGATTGCGACCACCCTTCAATCTGTGTCGGATTTCGGTAACACAACATCCAACACAATACAATTTACGAATGTAGATTTGGGTGCCGCGTATACTGGTGGTATTATAGTAAATACAGACTCATACGCGTGTAAGCATTATGCGTACAGCAACGTGAGCGTACCAACTAATTTCGCAAACGTGGCGATGACGTTCGCATCAAACGTGTTTCATGCGAAAATCACGGCACAACTCACACATGGGAACGAAGAAGTGAGCACGATGATTCTTGA